AAATCAAACCCATTGGATTGAATGTCTACCGCTATCTTTAAATGTTTTGCACTTCCTAAAAGTGGCATCCTATATTCCTTCAGTCCGTAAATTGGTCTGTAGGTAGCAGACTTAGTATGAACTGCTGAATCGTGTGTATGAGTTGCTGTGGTTGCCCCGTAAAGAGAAGTAGTTGCACCCCATAGAAACGCAGTACCAGTTGTCACAGGACTCAAAGTTACACAAGTGGAGTCTGATGAAACAGGACTGAAATCCTTATAATATTTCATACAAACTGTTGCACCATTACCACCTTCGATAATCATAAAGAATCTCTTTAATAAGGCAGCTATAACTGAGTTACCTAAATTCAGCCATACTGTTTGAATTTCTGAAGTGTAGGAAGTGTCTGTATAAGTTATTCCTCCACCGTCAGCAGCAGCAGCATCAGTATCAAAATACCTCTCATAACCAGCCAAACCACCATCTTGTTGTCCTACTAAGAGTCCATATAGGTTGGTATATGCTAAACTTGCTGGTTCTCTATCACTATCAAAAGTCCAAGTTGTTATTCTAGGAGCACCATTGGGAGTTCTATGTTTAAAGTCAAAGATATAATTGATATTATTGTCTACAAATGACATTATATAGATGCCCTCACTTTCTACATACACACTCTTAACATTTGTACTATTACCGATATTTCTTATTAATGTATCTTTTATGTTTAGAGATAAATCTTGTAATGGTAGCTTATCTTTCTCGGTTGTTCTAGCAAGAGAGCGTAGTCCTGTGCTTGAGAGGAACACCAAATCATCACCAATAGCCTGAACTGTATCTCTTGAAACCAGACCAATACCCCTAATTACCTCATTAAGTGCTATACTTCCAATTACTTCTGGACTATCATATACAACAATATTATTATTACCAAAGATAACCAGCTTGCCATAGAAGGGAGCTATTGCTACTATTTCATCTGTTCCCCATACAGTCTTTAAATCTATATAGCCTCCGTTTGAAGCACCATTCTCTGCTGTAGTTCTAAAGTCATCACTATCTAGTAGGGTTGAATAATAAATAACATCTTTTCCTTCTGCAACTCCACCTACCCACATACGACCATAATAACCCATACCACAACTAGGCTTAAATTCCCCTGAAGTTACACTAGAGGGTCTATGTGCATTATCATAGGCTGCCCATTTAGAGCCAACACCTAAAGAACCATCATATCTCTGTGGAACTATACTTTCGTGAAATACGTTTAACCTATCATTAAAGTTTACATACTGCCAATTTCCAGATGAACCTGTAACTGTGTGTTTAACATCAGCACCACTACTAGGGAAAGCAGCAGTAGGACTACCAAAATCTACTGTATATATACTTGTACCATAACTAGCAAATATCTTATCTGTACTTTGATCTCTATGTTCTACTAAAGAGGCTATCGCTGTACCCGTAGGAACAATCTTCTGTTTGAGTCCTTTTCTTAGAGCGATACGACCAGACTCTCTAATTACTACATTCTCTGCTTTAGTCAGCCAAGAAGGGTCTAAAGTTGCAGGGTTACTCTGAGTATTTAACCCATTAACACCTAAATCATCTAAGGGTTTGTACGATAATTCTTTTGCCATTAGTTAATGTACCAATCTGTTTCATACCTTGTATTACCACTATCAAGCATAATTGCTTGTTTAAGAGCTTCATTGGCTTCTTGAGCCATTACACTAGATTGTGTACCACCATCCTCACCACGTTCTGAGATTGCTCTCGCCCACGCCCCTAACATAACTGGATATACTGGTACTGTTAAAACATCAGTAGCACTAGCTAGAGCGGATTGTACCTTAATAATATTAAAGTTAATGTTCTGTACTGAAGTAGGTACTGGGTATAGGTCTACATTCATATCAGGCGGTCTTGTAGCGAGATTAACAGTAGAACCATTAAAAGCATAATGATGAGGCTCTCCAGTTGCTATATCAGCAGCAGGGAAAGACCTAGCATTAAGCCATTCATTACCTACTTGAGATAAGTGTGTTCCTGTCGCTTGATTGATAACATCAAGAATTTTAGGATTAGAGCCAGCACCAGCATTAACATCTCCTAGTGAATACACCATAGTTCCCGATACTGTAGCCACAGTAAAAGTTTCTCTGAGTGCTAACCAATCGTGCCTAGACTCAACGTGACTCTTAGCATCATTTACTAGAGAACCGATTACTTTCTGGTAATCTGTTACTGCACTTGAATCGTTTATATCGCCTGTCCAATCAGAAGAGATAGTGTCCTCTCTCAATCTAATTAAAACTTCGTTTATTAATTCTCTAAAATTCACATTAATCTCCTATTATGAAAATGCGAGCTGTGGTGCTCCTAGTAATATCCTATTAGGTCCACTACCGGGTGCAGCAGCAATAAAATAAGGAACTAAATCAGTTGTATCGGCTGCTGATGATAATGTTAAACCTGACCCGCCAACAGTTTCAAAGTCAGTACCTAAAGTAACTGTTCGTGAACCTGTGCCATCTTGAATAAAAGCTATATATCCAGACTTACCTTCATACAGAGAACTAGGATTTGATAGAACCGCATTACCTACTAGAGTTAGTGTGAAGCTATCATAAGTAGCAAAATTAAGTTCTGTCGAGCCTGTAATATCTTCAGTATATAATGAAGGTAGAATTGTTACACCAACTAAAACAGATTCAAGAGCAAGTGTAACTGTTGTACTTGAAGCTGAAGTAGTGATTTGTCCACCAGTACCCTCAATAGTGAGAATTTCAGAATCTAAATCAATATCAATCGTACCACTATCACCTCTAACATCTAAATCTTCTGCTGTTATTTGATTATCTACATAAGCCTTAACTGATTGTTGTGAAGGTGGTCTTGTGGCTGAATCAGTAGCCATATCATCTTCATCAATTAAATTTGTAACAGCGAATACTGTCCAATCTGATATAGTTCCTCCGTATGAACTATTGTGCATATATACTTTATCTTCATCAGAACGAATAACTACATCGCCTTCTTGAGCAGTTAGAGCCAACTGTGCCACCTCTGATGCAGCGGTTTGAATTGACACCAGACTTCCGGGTTGAGTTAAAGTTCGCCAAACTGTGCCAGTTAATAGGCTTGCTGTTTGACTCTTTCCTCTATCTATTGCCATATTATCTTCCTTTTGCTAGTTGTGCTCCAAAGTAGAACTCTATAATCATTGTAGCCCATTTGAATATTTCATCCATCTTGAGTAATCCTTCTACAGAAGCATATTCTACTACATCTGGTGTAAGCTGTATTCCTAAGAAACTAAACCCTTCGACTATAGTAGGTATTACTGTAGGCACATCAAAATATATAGGTGCTACTTGAGTGAATATAACTAAACCTAAGATGACAAATATAATTACTCGTCTATTCATAGCAGCCATTGGACTCTCTTTATCTGCTCTATCTCTTGCCATATTGATAGAATCATTCCTAACCTGTAATGACTGTATCATCAACTTCTGATTCTCTGATGCTGCTTGACTCTTTAGAGCAAATAACTTAGCTATGAAACCTAAGATTATTGGTGCAACATTAGTGAGTAGAGTCATCATTAGTTTGTACTAATCTGGTATTTATGGATTATGTTTATCATCTGGTCTAACTTGGCATCTATCTTGGCGAACATCTCTTTATTGTCTTGTTGTATCGTCATAATCTGTTTCTGCATATTCTCTTGGTTAGCCTGTAATACAGCTACATCTTTCTCAATCCCTGTAATATAGACAACCGCAGCTAATATAATTGCCGCTGTGGTTGCTAGGTGACTGATGCTTATTGCTTTGCTTAAATGCCATCTCTCGCTCATAATAATCCTTATTTGTTAAGTCCAAAAGCACTACCTGTTAAGATAGCACCAAAGGCTAAGTGAAATAACCCTCCCCCCATCAAAGTGAAAGGACTGTGCTGTGAAACGAGCGTTTTTAACAAATCCAATCTGACGAGTGTATCTTGTGTTTCATTAACTATTTTCATAAGTTCACTTATATCTGGTCTATTAAGTCCATACCATATTGGCACAAACATAAAATCGTAAAAGCAAATTAGCAGATAGACTGTTAGAGCAGTCCACCGCCAGTGCATTGTGGATTTTTCTATATCTGTCATACACAGGGCGGCTCACACATTAAAGCATCAGTACCTATAAATAGAACCGCTATGAAAGCGATTACTCCAGTTGCTATTACTATTATCTTCATCTACTTATGTTTGTACTTCAGCTTCTAAAGATTGACCTAGTGCATTTACGAAAGCATCTTTACCAAACATTAATTGTTCTAGGTTGAACTGGCTCGTACCAATTTTCCTATCCAAATCATTAATATGGTTGATTAATCCTTTCTGCTCGTCAGTCATTTCTTCATAAACATATTCTTCATCATTGACTGTAATGACTGTCTTGTCTTTTTTAGTTGTTTTTTTAGACATTTCATTTCCTTATATAATTAAGATGCTATAGCAGCATTTACTGCTGTCATATCTTCTGTTGTCCAATAGTCTTTAGCGACCATCAGTTCAAGATGCTCTACGTTACGGGCTTTACAATCTGCCCACTCGTCATCTGTATAATCCTCTGGTTGACCTGCGTTAATCAAATCAACTGAGTGACCCATTGCAGTATAGTCTTGTGCTATTTCTTCTGCGGTTTTTACTTCTTCTGGCATATTTCTTTCTCCTGTTTTTATGCGTTGTTTTCGAGGGCTTCAATTCTAGTCAACAAAGCCTCGTTCTCTGTTGATAGTTCTTGTATTGCTTTTACGAGTATTGGTACGAACTTACTGTACTGTAATCCGTATTGTTTACCATCACCCGAAAGTGTAGTAGTTAGGTTAGTCTTGTTATCTTTGTCATAACCAGCAGCTATTTCTAGTGCCTCAACTTCCTGTGC